CAGCACCATCAAGACGGCTTCATCTTTAAATGCCTGCGGATAACTCTTATGTGATTTTTTCAGACTCATATAGACCTCTTAATTTATTGACCATACTGTCTCAAAATTAAGTGTCCGATGGGATTAGACCAGAACAGGCCATAAAAAAACCGAGACAGTGAACATAGGTTCATTGTCTCGGCTTAAGGGTTTGGAGCGGATTGGAAAGGTTTCGGGATTAGTTTTCTAAGTGTTTAAGTAGCGCTGACACTATAGGGGATAAAACTTTGTCTCTTAGCGTCGCATCTGTTAATAAATCCATTTCTCTATCAGTTAACCAGTTTTCATATACATCAGCGTTTTTGATAAAAACAAAGCCATATTTATGTACATAAAATGTGTTAATGATGATATCTACATCTTTGTTCTTTGTAAAAACCACATCCAATGCACAATAGCAATCATCGCTTTGGGGATTAAACACAGGTCGATGCTGGAAGGCTAACTCACAATCCATGATTTTTATGGCCTCTTGTTTAACCCGTTCAATGCCTAAATTGCCATTAGCTCTATCGATCAGTTTTAATAGATAGTCGACCAATACTGATTTTTGATCACAGGCTTCCTCATAATCCTGCGTTACCTTAGCGATTGCATTAAAATCCATTTAGGCTTCCCTCTTTAAGATTAATGTTAAACAAACAATTACAGCTGAATAGCTTGAATCTTGATATCGTTAACTAAATTGCCATTGTTAATCTCAAGCTTCTGTGACAATACCCCCTCTTTAGGGATAACACGCAGCCATAGATATTCTTCTGTTTCGCCAACAACTCTACGCTTCCCCTCAGCCACCAACACCAGCTCATCCAAACGCGAACGGCTTAAGTTAAACTCACCATCCTTATTGGTTTGGATGGTTTCAACCAAAGGCATATTGATCTCTTTAATCAGGGTTGCGGTTTCGCACGATACGATCAGCTCGTAGTTAGCCTTGGCGTTTTCTCGGTTTGGGCCACCGCTCAGGTAAGCCACTTCAGCCTCTGATTTATCAGGTAAGCCCATACATTGTTGGTTGGCAAAATTTTGCTTTTGATAGAGTGCTTCTCGAAATTCTTTAAGAGGATAAACCTTGATCGAAGTGATAGGCATAGTGACTACATTCGCGGAGTTTGTTACGACATACAAGGTGCCATTAACGGTAACAGGCATCAGCACATAAGCTATGGCAGCAATGATAATAATCAGTAAGATTTTTTTCATACAAGGTCCTTTTTATGAGTTTAAAATCTTTTAATCTAAGATTTGATTGGTCGCCCCTCAGCAGCATTAATCATACGAACCCACTCGGAAACACTATTATCATCTCGAGAGTATAGCAATATAAGCGCCTTATCCATGATTTTGAAAGCTACGGCCAAATCTCGTTCCTCTAATTCAGCATCATGACTGCCGTTATTGCCAAGCCATTTTATAGCTAAAAAATAGTCCAGTATTTCAAGCAATTTAGGTTGACTTGCTTCAATTTTCTTTAGTTCATTCAGCTTTTTATTTAAATTTTGCCCGTTTATAACAATAGGAACCTCAGGCCATCTTTCTTTCAGTAGTATTTCAACTGTAACCCTGAGTACATTACAACTTGCTGGAATGTCACACCAACATATAGAGAAAGCTCTTTTCAGTGAATCCCTGACCGATTGTGGTGTACTAGCTGGCGGGTTAAATAGCATTATCGAAGGCGAAAAAAATTGTGGAGTATATTCATTAACATACATCTCCGTAAAATCACCTGTTTCATCATCTCCCCCGCAATAGTAGTTATTCTTTCCTGTTCCTGTACTAAAAGTTTTGTTATCACAACAATTGCAAATGAAAAAACCACTGTACTGCAGACTAGGTTTACGTTCAGAATGTAAAATCAAAGTTTCTTGACAAAAGAAATTCTCTTCTTTCGCAATCAATCTGCCAATTTTACAGTGCGGACAACTCCAAGGCGTCAGTCTTTCATCAAACGAAAAATGGTTTTTAAAACGACTACAGTAATATTTAAATCCATCAATATTAGGCTCTACATGTTCCATATTTCTTACCAAGTACAATCATTTAATAGTAAAATAATGTAACTGTTTACTTAACTGTTGCAACTACTTATTACTGTCACTATTCAAAACAATCTCCTCTGCTTCCTCGCTACAAATGCTGCCCTTTGTTCTGCCACTATCTGGCTGATCCGGCGCTCGGTAAGGCCATAATCGCGGCTTAACTGCTCAAGGTTATTGCCCTTAAACTCGCGCCAAATGCGGATATCCCGCAGTGCATCCTTAAGGCGTTCACCATTGGGGATGTAGATATCGCGCCCGCCTAGGTAGGCACTTAGACTGGTGGCTAGGGCTTCACTGACATTATCGGCATTATCAATTTCATATTGCTTTAGGGTCTGACGCATCACATCGCATAAACTTTGCAGGGTTGAGGGCCAGCGACGAATAAAGTCCTCGCGCTCATCGGGTTTAAGCGTGGCTAAGGTTTCGAGGGCTTGTTCTAGCTCTGCGGCACTTGTGGACAGTAAATCCAGCTGGCTATCAGGAACGCTCACCGTATCATGCTTAAGTTTACTCATAACCATGGCCCTCATACTGTGCAACGATGGACTCATAGGCGGCTGGCTGCGTGCCTTTTTCATTCATTTTTAACCGCTCACCACGGGCAATAATGCGCTCGATTAATACCCGCTTATGCCAGTTTTTAAGGCTTTCTAATACCTTGTAGGCTTGTGGCTCTGTCATCCAAGCGGTGGCATCCACGCCTTGGGTTTGGTTATTGGTAATGTGGCTGCGTAACGTCATGCGGCGCACATAGGCATCGAGGGCTGACTCGCTGTTATCCTGGATAACTAAGTGATGCCCCATGGTGATCCAAATAGCGCGGATTTTATCGATAGAGGCCACTTTACTGCTGCCAGCTGCGGGGCTTAAACGGCGCTTTTTATGGCTGTTTAACGTGGGTTTAAAGCCCTTTTGTTTAAACACTTCTAGCGCTTGCTCAAGCTCGGGTAGGTTCATGGCCCGCAGAGACTCCTTGCCCGTAGCGTGTTTTAACATGCCACGGTAGATAGCCTCGTCAAGCCGCAATGATCCCTTAGCCACATTAATTAAGGTGATTAGGCGCTTCTTATGTAGAGCTACTGGCGCAGGGGCTTTTTGATTCGTTTTTAGCATTATTCGTCATCCTCATCGGTTGTCGTTGCTGATTCAGTCACTAGCACGCGAATGGCTTTAGGCTGGCTTTTACGTTGTGGCCAACCATGACCTAATGCCCCATTCAAATAGTTCACCGCCCATTGCTCGCGATCTGCCAGCAATTCGGCTTTGCTTTTACCTTTGCGCACTGGCCGGGCTGGACAGTTGGCAATGGCATATTTCAGTAAGCGTTTTGCGTAAGGGGTCATTTGGTCGCTCTTTAAATCGGTGTGCTTGGGTTAGCTGCTCATCAGTGCCTAATCACTACATTAGACAGACCGCGCCCCATGAATGGGGCGGGTTTCGCTTGGTTATGCTTGAGTGTTCCGAAGTGATCGCTTGATAAAAAAGCTAATCACGCGGCGCTTTTCGCCCGCAAATTCGTGACTAAATCCACGCAGTTCGTTAAGCAATGCGGCACCGACCAGCAAACATTGGTGGGGCGTGTCGACCGCCATGGCGCTGAGTTCACTGCGTAGGGTTTCGTAATTGGCTTCTAACAGCGCAGCAATCCGCAGTTTAAAAGCCACGCGGTCTAAGGCTGCTTGGTTCTCGTTGAGTAAATGTTGAATACCTTGGGTCATGTTGTGCTCCTTGCGTCTCTAAAGCGTGCTGATATCCAGTGGGAGTTGAGTGTATTTGCCATTGGGTTGACGCTCGTATAAGCGCAGATACTGGCTAGTTCCGGTGATTTGAATCGCGTCGGCTATCGCATCCATGGCCTGTTTCCACTTTGGATCATCAATATCCAACTGGCGCAGGCTAAGCACTTGGTTAACGTCGATGCGGCCTTGCTGGTTAACCCGAAAGGCATGCTCAACCATGGCCATCAGGCGGGTATCCGCGCCACCACTCCAGCTTTTAATGCAGTCATCAATTAATGTTTTTGCGGTTTGAATGCGCTCATCAAATACGCGGTGCTCACCCACGGCACGGCGCACTTGGTATTGGCCGTCGAACGAGGTGAGCAGAATATTGCCCTTAGCGCCGCCGAACTTAGTGCCATACTCCGATGAGGACAGCTCCACAAAGTCATTGATATTTGCCATGGTGGTTAGCTTAAATTCGGTCATAGATTGGCGCAGCAGCTTGGCGTTATCGACTATGGCCTTAACCACCTCATCCCGCAGTTTATCTACGGGCTTAATGCGATCTTCATGTACGAGATCCCCTACTGCGTTTTTGCGATAGCCTGCGGGGATCTGCTGATTAGTTTGTTGACTGGTCATGTTGTTACTCCTCATTCCAACGAACGGTTACACCATTAAATTGCACCGCTCGGCAGCGGCGACGAATACCTTTGATGTTTTCGATAATATCCACGGCCATGCGGCGAAAATCGGCACTCGGCTTGTCGATTTGCACGACTTTTACGCCGGAGTGAATCACCGTCATGCCGCGCAGTCTTAGGGCGCTAATCACATCGAATTTGGGGTTATGGTGTCTCATCAGTTTTGTTCCTTCATCACTCGATTAAACTTGGTTCCAAGGTGTTTCAGCTCGTCTTTGAGTAGGTTAATCAATACCGATTTATCCTCCCCCGCTTGCAGCTGTAGGCGACGAATCGCCCCTTCGGCGTCATATTCGTTTCGGCGAACTTGGAGGCTAGGCTGAACGGTAAAGGCTTGGGTCCCACCCAAACTGCTGTTGGCGCAGCCAGATCGGCAAGCGCGGTACAACTTAATGCGGATTGGACTGCCCGTGGTGCGGGTATTGCGCTGGTGAGCTAGGCACTCATTTAGGGGAATATCACCGAGCACAGGGCAATGCACTGTGCGGTTCATGTATGCCCCTTCCACCAGCTTTTGGATACGATCCACATCGCCAGGGTATTTGCCGTTTAAGACCTGACTCACTGTGGTACGGGAGATTTTGAGCTTATCTGCCACCGCTTTTTGGCCATGCAGTAACGCCTGCTCAGCCATAACGTCACGCCACATCATTTTGAATCTCCTGATTTAAATTGCCGTCATACAGCACATGACAACCTAAGCGCTTAGGCGCGATTGGCCCTGTATCTTTGATAAGGCGATAGGTAGCGTATTGGCCGATGCGTTCCTTAGGTGGCAAATGGTTTGGCACTGCAACAACAAGCCGCACATAACCAAAGCGCATAAGGAGCGAGCAATAAGTACGGATCTGGCCCACATTGATACCCGTTGTGGAGACCAGCTCTGGATAGTTGAAAGAACGCAAAATACGCATGGATTGCCAAATCAGTTGTTGATCGGTTTTCATGCCACGCTCGATGTACTGCTTATTGGCTACCGCTTTGTAACGCTTTGAGAGCGCACCCTTTCTAGGCGTGCTTTCCATGTGGTAGTCGCTGAACGTGATGTATTCGCGTCGATTAAGCGTTTTGATGATTGTTGAGCACTGCTTTAGCGTTAACCCTAAGGCTGCTGCTAGCTCTTCCCTGGTAAAGCTTGCTTGGCGCTGTGCCCAACTCCAAGCCCGTTTTGTGTTATTTGCCATAGTCCATCCCTAAAAATAACCTAACCCTTTGTTTGCTCTAATCGGCAGTGGGTTTGGTTAGCGCCTGAACTCTAAAAACAGTGGCTGATCGCCCCAGTTGTCGAGGGTGACAATATCCATATCGTTAGCGATGGCGCTGCGCTCAATCTTCTCTAACGCAGTGAGAATTCGGCGTACCTCACCACCACTGCGCTTGCGGATATGTTCCAGTAGATCGTCGGCCACCGTAATGCGGTCATCTAAAAGCTCTGCGGCAAAACTATGGACGTCGGATAAGTCGGCGGGTTGGAACTCCACCCATTCAGATACACGGTTGAAAAGCTGCTTGCGGTGGCTAATACGGCGGGCGATTTCCTCCATACCCACCAACACTACAGGCTGTTCGGTGGCGTCATAGAGATCGCGGATGGTTTCCATGATTTTGCTTTGGCCGACAATATGGTCGGCCTCATCGATAAACAGTGGCAGTTGGCGCTCATTCATGCGGTCTACAATAAAATCAACGCTTTTACGCATCGGGTAAAGCATCTCAGACCCCAACTCTTCCATGATGCGAGCGAGAAATGAGGATGGAGTGTCCGTTGCGTAACAACGCACATAAATGGCATTCATCGCCCCTAGTTGATTGATAAGCCAACATAAAGTGGTAGTTTTACCAAATCCCGATGGGCCATGTATTAAACCAATACCTGGGGTAATAGATGAACGCCCTTGCAGGTTTTCCATCAACTCTAGGCAAGCCAATACATTTTTAACTTCGACAATTTTATGTTTCATAATTTATACTCCGTGGTGGTAAACAAAGTTTTAAATAGGACTCCTCGTCCCTTCAAAAGCCGCCAATCCTACTTGGCGGCTTTTTTCGTCTCCTCTAATTGCCTGTCGAGCCTTGCGGCAAACATGCGGTATTTGAGGCGGTATTCTTTTAGCCATAACTTTTCACGCTCACTTAGCTCACGCTCAAGCGTTGCTAGAGTTAACTCTTCGGCTTTTTCGTGTTCGGTGCGCATGACCGTGGCGTGATTTTGGTTAACCCTTTGGGCTGCCGCGCTAATGGCTTGAGCTTGGTGGCTTAAGCTGGCGAGTTGCTGATCGCTATCGCTGCTGGCTTGTGCAAGTGCAGCCAGTGCAGGGTTATCGGTGGTAGTCGGTTTAGGGGTGAAACTGGTTAGGCTGCCACGTTCGGCTGCGGCTTTGGCCAAGCCTTCGGCTGCCAAGGTATCGATGCCAAATTTTTCTTGTAGCTCCCGTGCTGCGCGGCGGAAGCTGGCGAGTACTTTCTTATCTTCATTGCGGGCTTTGCGAAAGGCTGCTGGATCGATATCGCGGCCAATCAGATCTAAATTCACTGCATCGACGCATTGCTGCCAGTTATCGAGGGCATATAGAGTCGCGCGGCCAACATCGGAAGGATCGAGGAATACGCGCACCCGTTTTCTGTCCCAGAGACTTTCTTGAAGTTCGGGGGCCGTATAGCGGATATTGCCTGCACTCACGCTACCGCGAATCACAGTGGCATCACCAACATGGTTAAGTAATAAGTCGAGGGCATGGGGATTGGCGATACGGTTAGCGACATAGGCGCTTTCGCTCATGACTGTAAAGGGCGTTTTACCTTTTAACGCGCCTTTAAAGCCTTCATGCACCTGGTGCATGTAGTCATATTGAATCCAGTCATCGATCATCTTTTGCAGTGCTTCTGGCGTCATGGCCACTGATAAAGCTTCTTCTTTATTGGCGGCCTTGTTTTTGCCGCCAATCCGTTGGGCAAAGGCTTTGGCAGATTCGATTTGCTGACGATCACTGACGTTATGGCCAATATAAGCAGGCAACAACTCAAACAGGGCGCGGCTTAATGTGCCGAAGAAACGCTCGATATAGGGCTTTTCCCATCCACTAAATGGGCGGGTGCGGGATTGGTCGATACCTAAGATATCGAAAATGCCACTTACTCTTAGGCTGACATAGTCAGAACCGTTGTCGGTACGTGCAACCCCATCGGCTTCCAGCATGCCCCAGTTAAGTAGGCAGCGACGCAGTAATAGGCAGATGCCTTCGGCGTTAGAGGTTGGGGTGACTAAGACCATGGGGCGGCGGGTATAAACATCAATCGCGGCTACAACGGCATAGCGACGCAGTTTGCCGTGAGCATTGAGCATGACATCCGTTGGTGTGCTGTCGAACTCCCAAACTTGATTAGGGCCACTGAGCCATGGGTACATGGTGCCGTAGAGTGGGCGGTGCGAGTTATTGTACGCATCGGGATTGGTTAGCGCGGTAAACGCGGCGATGTTGTCGCTATGCCAGCGACTTATCCAACGACGGATTGAGCCAATTGAAGGGACAATCCAGCCATGTTCTGCGGCTTTCTTTTGTGCTTCTTGCTGCTGGACTTTGTATTTTTCGAGCAAATGCGGCTTGCCCGTGACTAAAGCAATTAAGAATTGTTGCAGGTCTTTTTGATCTTCCATCACGCTGACTTGCGCACCGCCCCGAGTATCAACCAGGCCCATTAATCCTTTTTCGTCATAGGCTTTTTGCCAGCGATATAGAGTGGCTTTTGATTGGTTGCACTGTTTAGCAAATACCATGACGCCTTCAGTGCGGCGACCAGCCTCAACAAAGGGAGCGATGAAATTTGCCATATCATTGAGTAGCAGCTGGCGCTCCATCGCGACTTGTTGTTTCGCTTTAGGCAGCGTTAAAAATTGCTGTTGTAATTCCGTTTTTTTAACCAGCTGACTTGCTGGCGTTGCTATCAATTGGCGTGCGGCTGCGACTTCTCGGCTTGTCGTATTTTTTACGGCTTGCTGACGAAGATGCGCCTGAGTGATAGGTGGAAGGCTACCAAGATGGTATTCAAATCCTTTGCTACCCTCTTTCTTTCTGGACTCCCAGCTTTCTGTCTTTGCTTTAAACCTGATACCCTGAACGGTTGTAGGCATGCCAGGTAATTGCAGAAGCTCTTGAGGGCTGAACCATGCTTTATTCATGTTCTTCCCTCAACAAGTCGCAGCCAATGGTTTTGCTGATTTCTTCAATTATCTTGCGAGATAAAGCGCGTTTTGGTTTACGCTGTTTACAGGGTGCAAACATCTTGATGCAGTCCTGAACGGTTCTCGGATTGAAGCCTTTAGAGACAGCCCATGCACGGCTTGTTAGCCCTTGCGCTCTTAGCGCTGCATGGATGTGATTGGCATTCTCTATTTTCAT